TCACAACCAATGTTTTTTGGTGCACCACTTGGTGTGCAAAGATATGATTCATATAAGTATCCTGTTTTTGAGAAACTCAATAATCAGATGCTAGGATACTTTTGGAGACCAGAAGAGGTGTCTCTGCAGAAAGATCGTGGTGATTATCAATCACTTCGTCCAGAACAGAAGCATATTTTTACTTCAAACTTAAAGTATCAGATTTTACTTGACTCTGTGCAAGGTCGAGGACCTGGTATGGCACTAGCACCTTACTGTGCTTTACCTGAGTTAGAAGGAGCACTGAACACATGGCAGTTTATGGAGATGATACACAGTCGTTCCTATACATACATCATCAAGAATATTTATCCTAATCCGTCAGAGGTTTTTGATACTATATTGGATGATCAGAGGATACTTGATCGTGCTCAGTCTGTGACTAGAGCGTACGATGAGTTCCTTGAGGTCGCACAAGAGTGGGGCAATGGTTGCATGTGGCAAACATCATCGAAAGGCAGTCCTACTCAGGTATGGCAAGAACGTGAACTTAAAAGAAAACTTTATCTAGCAGTTGCTAATGTCAATATACTCGAAGGCATACGTTTTTACGTTAGTTTTGCTTGCTCTTTTGCATTTGGTGAACTCAAACTTATGGAAGGGTCAGCAAAGATTATATCCCTCATCTCAAGGGATGAGAACCAACACCTTGTACTCACCCAACAGATGATAAAGAACTGGCAGAAGGGTGATGATCCTGTGATGCAAGAAATTGTTGAAGAGGAGAAAGAAACTGTCAGTAACATGTTTGCAAACGCAGTCAATGAAGAGAAGGAATGGGCACAATATCTATTCAAAGATGGCACCATGATAGGACTGAATGATAAACTCCTAATTAAGTATGTCGAGTGGATTGCTAACAAAAGAATGAGAGCTGTGGGTTTAGAACCTTTATACGATGCTCCCATTAAAAACAATCCATTACCATGGACAGAACATTGGATTTCTTCTAAAGGATTGCAGGTAGCACCTCAAGAAACTGAAGTAGAATCTTATGTTGTTGGTGGTATAAAACAAGACATGAAGAAAAATGCATTCAGTGGATTCAAATTATGAAACCTCAATCTGCCAAAGCAAAAGGTAGAAAATTACAACAGTGGGTCAGAGACCAACTTATAGAACATAGAAATATACATCCCGAAGACATAGAATCAAGAAGTATGGGTGCAGGTGGTGAAGACCTCATCATGGCACGAGATGCTAGACAGAAGTTTCCATACAGTATAGAATGTAAGAACCAAGAGAAGTTGAATATCTGGGATGCCTATGCACAGGCACAGGCAAACTCAGGTGATCATGAACCCATTGTATTCATCAAGAAGAATGGTAAGAAACCCTTGGCAGTTGTTGACGCTGAACATTTTATCAATCACTTATGGAACAAGAACTTAGACAAATAGTATTGCCTGTCCTAATGAAAAATATGGATGACAATAAAGACATATATAAAATTGCTGATCAATTAGTAGAATCATTATGCAAAAAATTGTCAACGCAATAGCGATTGTGTCTGGTGTCGGTGTCCTCGCAATAGTAGGTGCAGGTGGATACCTATATCTAAATAAAGATGCCTTGATAGAGAAGGCAAAAGGACAGATATTGGAACAGGTTACAGGTGGTCTAGGTAATACTGTCACTGATGCGATACCAGATGTCACAGGTCCTGCTCTTCCTCTACCATCAACACCATTTTAAAATATGTTATCAACCCAATATCGCCTGAGATTGGAAGCAATCTGTAAGGACATCGCCTCTGGATCAGAGGTCAGCATGGAAGATATGATATGGGCACAGAAATTAGCAAAGGCAAATACTTCTGCGAGAGGTATGTTGCAACAGGCTCGTCGGATGAAACACAATCCTGACGAGTCTTTTCTGAATAACTTGAACATAGGAGACCCCGATTCAAGTAACCATAGAAGGGGTTTTGGTGACCCTGACGAGATCGTTGAGTGGTTTCACCAAGAAAGATCTGATGATTGGAGGCAACGAGACTAATGGATTATTTTTCAGTATTGAATGTAGTAGAAGCATGGAATGAAATCTCATGGGCAGATGCAGTTCCTTTTACACTTGTTCTTATAGGACTTTACTGGGTAAAGGTAAAGATAGATACATCACTTGGATCTATCAATAAAAAACAAGCGAAACAATTGAAGAGAATAATTAGAGAAGCGATTGATGAGTCAGAACTTATCAAGTAATTTTTATCGCACATTACTGGGTACGGTGGTTGAAAAAAACCCAAAGAAAACGTACCCACATCTATACTCTGTTTTCTTACTGTCATCACATGACACTAGTTGGTTCTGGGTTAGAGAGGATGGCACCTGTTACTGGGAGCATACACGAAAGGACAAAGATAAGGTGACAACAGAAGCAGACAACCTACAATTAGATCTATTTGGCAAACCTATTCTTAGTAAAGATTTTATAATGACAGAGATTACTAAATACTGATGCCTAAGTTATTATATGATGACAGACTCAGCAAAGAAAGAGACAAAAAAAGGAATTGTTGGTAAGATAAAAGATAATTTAGAAGATAAAGAAGAACAACTAGCGATACTTAGCACCTTTGTAAGACTTGGTGTTATGATATGGGCAGGTGCCATACTCACTCTTAACTACGTAGAGATACCTGGTTACAAACAAGAGCAGAAGATCGATCCGACCTTCATAGCTTCGGTCTTTACTGGGGTCCTAGCTACATTCGGTGTCCAAGCTGGGGGTAAGAAGAATGGTAATAATGCCCCTCCTCTAAGTAAGAAGGACATGGAATCACTCATAGAGAAGGCATCTAACACAGCACCTGGTCAAACAATTAGAATAGAATCACCTGCATTGAAGATTGTTTCCGATCAGAAATAGAGTCAGTGAGTCCACACATAAATAGGTATATATAACTACTTTGTGCTACTATATAAGGTGTATATGGAATTGAAACTATCATGCACCACTATACCCTTGCTTGGCACGATCAACAAGATGTCGAGCACCACATCTGCGAGTATGCAGACGATGCTTTTGGGGCAGCAAATAACGCTAGAGAGGATGTTCCGTTTCTACGGGAACATCCTTTTTCTTTGTACGAAATTTTACGAGAAGATTGATGAAAGATTTACCAATTAGATCCTCATTTATTATATTAGGATCAATAGCACTAGCCTTATACATACTACCAAAGGTTGCTTACGTATGAGTGGAAATACTTAATATACATGTACCAGGTGTGGGTATAGAGGCACTTAAAATACCTCATATATTCACTAAATCCATGCAATTCCAGCATGCTGTATCTCCAGTGGTGCCTGTGACAGTGGACATAGGAAAACCTATTGTAGATATACCAGGCTGTGTTGAGGTGCATGCAGAAAATAAGTATCCAAATGGCACAAAGAATAAACAATTAGCGAAAGATGATGACACTATTACATACTGTGATGCAAGTATGCCATCTTTCGATGCGATAGACTATACACCCGATCAACTTACAATAACAAGAGAGGTGCCACCACCTGCAGTTGAACCCCCACCTGATCCTCCTACATCATCAGGGATAGAACCTCCCTCCATACCAGAGGGTGAGACAGAGTGCCCTGCACCCAATCAACCAAGAGTGGGTGACCTAACACAGAATGGAGAGGAGAAAGTTATAGGTCATGAGTTGCAAGGAACCACCTGTGTTGTGATATATGAACCAACCACACCTGCTGAGAAATTTTTACCATCAGGTAATCAGGTCAGCACCACAGCAGCGATAGCAATTGTGGCAACAGCATCTGCAGCAGCTACACCACTACTGCTGAGAATTATAAAACCTGCCATAAAAAAACTCACGACCACTGTCCAGAAAAAACTAGGCAGTCATCGTGAATTATCAAAGAGTGAACTTATGGCTAATCGATATCGCCAATCGAAAGGTCTACCTCCCCTGAAACCTCGGAAGAAATAGTGTGCCTGTGATCAGGTAAAGTATTGGGTGGGTTTACTAATACTACGTCAGCACATACAGCATGATAAGGTGAATTTTTTGCAAACATGATGCCTGCTTTCATTAATTCTCCACAATTTTTTAGTCTTGCTATCTCAAAGTCCAATCTTTTATTAGCAGTTGACTGTTGAACTGCTGCTATATTTGCTGCTGCTGCCTCTTTACATTGTTTTTGCAACTCTTTATCTAAAGGTATTGATAGTGTTGCAGAGAGTCCTATGCTTATATTTTGCGTTGCCTTCTGCCCCGTTCTAGTAGGGATATAATAGAGGATCTCACCAGGAGAATCAGGGATACCGTCATCATTATTATCAGCGTTGTTATATACAGGGTCATTCCAGAATGCTTCATAAGGATCTGACCAATTTCCAGTTCTTGTGACATAGGGGGTAAAATTTGCTGTCGGACCTTGACACTGAACTCCACCACCATAGGTGTTGGTAATATAAGGTCCTTGTAAAACTTGTATGGCTTGATTTGTGACCGAGCCAGAGGAATTGGCGACGGGATTTGCTGTCGCAGATACACCACCAACATCTGTAGCAGAGACAGGTGCTATGTTACCAAGACCTACTGCTATTGCGAGAAGATACTTGTTGATGTGGTGACGGATTGTATGGTTTGGGTGCGATTTATAATCGTGTGAGTCTGAAGACCTGGTGCAACATAATGTTCTGTGAATTGGAAGGGTTGTCCCTGCTGTGTCACAGTCCAATTTGGTTTGTTTTCTACATCCAGTCCTGTCCATGATGAAGTCACTCCGTTCAATGAATTTGATTGAGCAGAACCCACGTCTGGGGTCATGCTTGTGCCATCGTGTTCTACATTTGTACCACTGACTGAATAAGTCCAGCCAGTAGAATAGTCCATCGAATTAATAGTTTCTGTCACTGTGCTCGTGGTCTCAGTCGTTGAGGTCATCGAGCCCTGCGTGAAGTTAGGCACAACAGGAACAGCTATCGCAGTCGACGCACTCGCAAGGGCAATCACACCCACAGTCATCGCACGATACAGTTTCATATCTATCCATAAATCTTATTTGATTGTAAGTTCAGTGACATGTTGACCAGTAGCTATTGTGCCTGCACCACCAGCTGTTAGTGTCATAGCACCTGCACTGGTTATAGTTCCAGCGAGAGTGTCTTTTGTACCAGCAGCAGTTGAAGTTTGATTACTGAAGTTTCCTACAGCACCCACTGTTGGAGCTGATGTTGGAACAGCGTCTGCTTGAGTGTATGACTGAGTGAAGCTGAATGCTGCACCAGGTACATCCTGTGTTGCTGCTATCGTGCCAGGATTATAAACTCCTGAAGTTATAGTACCAACCGATACTGTTGCTGCTGTGTTACCATCAGTTGTGTCCACACCGTTCCCTGTTATTGAGAACGACGACCCTATTCTTTCAACCTGCGATGCTGCAGCGTTCACTTGTAATTGAACACTACTGGATAACTTATGAGTTATATCAGCTCTTGCAGGGAGTCCTATAGATAATAAAGTAAAGACAAAAAGAAGTCTTTTCATAGGTCTTTTATCCTATAGTATGCTAGCCTATTTAGTAATTGTATTTTTAGAATGATTCAAGTAATTGATAACTTTTTGAGTCCAGAATCACACAAAAAAATTTCAAATTTTTTATTGACTGATGGTCTGTGTGAGTGGAGATACAATGATGCGAAGGTGTCTACTGCATCAAAGGGTGACTTGAATGATTTTCAATTCACACATCTTTTTTATACATTCCACTCACTTACTGGTGTTGGTAGACATGTAATATCAAAACAAATTGACATTCTTATACCTCTTGTCAATAAAATAAAGTTCATCTCTCTTCATCGTATAAAAGCAAACCTTGAACCAGTAAAAGCAAAAAGGTGTGCAAGTAATTTTCATTACGATGTGCAAATGGACGGTAAACCATGTCCATCCATGACCACTGGCATATATTATGTCAATACAAATGATGGGTATACTGAATTTGAGACGGGGGATAAGGTGAAAAGTGTGGCAAATAGATATGTAAAATTTTCGTCAGATATTAAACATAGAGGTGTGTCTCAGGTTGACACTAAGGTTAGATGTGTGCTAAACTTGAACTACTTTGAATTTCCCGAATGATGTCATCTGATAACATGCGTATCTTCCTTGATACAGCAGACACTGATATAATTAAGAAACATTTTGCCACTGGATTAATTGATGGTGTAACTACAAATCCATCTCTTATAATGAAGAGTGGTAGAAATCCAGAAGATGTTTATCAAGAGTTGAAAGATTTAGGATTGAATGACATTAGCATGGAGGTCATGGGAGACTCATCTAACATGATTGTGGAGGGAAGAAGACTTGCATCAAAGTTTGGAAAGTGTGCAACAATCAAAGTGCCATGCACGTATGATGGTCTTATTGCATGCAGACAATTGGCAAGAGAATTGATAAGAGTAAATGTAACTCTTATTTTTGATGTAGCACAAGCGATATTAGCATCAAAAGCAGGTGCTGCGTATGTCTCACCATTTGTAGGGAGACTTGATGATAATTCTATTACAGGTTTGAACCTTATAAAAGATATCAATGAGGTATATAAAGTTCAATGTATACATAGAACCAGAATATTATCAGCGTCTATCAGATATGTGAATAGCGTATCACAATCATTTGCACATGGTGCTGATGTTGTTACAATGCCACCAACAGTATTTGAAAAGATGTATAATCATGTTCTAACAGATAAAGGTTTAGAAATTTTTGACAATGATGCAAAACAAATCCACTACACATAATGTAGGAGAGAAAGAATATAGACCTTGGGGGTGGTTCAAGGTTTTACAACGTGGAAAAAAATACTGTGTGAAACAATTATGGGTTGAACCAGAGATGAGAATCTCTCTACAATTTCATAGGTATCGCACTGAGGATTGGATTGTGGTCGAGGGTGATGGCATAATCACACAAAATAATCTAGAGACAGAGGCATCTGTTGGAGATAAATTTTTTATTGGCATTGAACAAAGACATCGTATCACTGGTGGTAAAAAAGGCATCACAATTATTGAGGTTCAAAGAGGAGACTGCAGGGAAGATGACATTGTTAGATTAGAAGACGATTATAATAGAGTCGAAAATCATACTTGGGGTCACTACTAATGACATACATTGTCACTGGTGGTGCAGGTTTTATCGGTAGCAATTTTCTACACTATATTAGTAACGATACGGATCTTTTAGAACCAGTTGTTGTTGTAGATAATCTTTCTTATGCTGCAGATATAAATTTTATCCCAAACACTGATCAATTTATATTTGAGTGGTGTGATATATCAAATGAAAGAAATGTAAATTATATTTTTGATAAGTATAAACCAAGAAAAGTATTTCACTTTGCTGCTGAATCACATGTTGACAGGTCTATAAAAAATTATAGACCTTTTCTTGAATCAAATGTTATTGGCACAATCAATCTGTTGAATGCTAGTTTGAAACATGATATAGAAAAGTTTCATCACATATCCACTGACGAAGTATACGGATCACTTGAATATGAGGACACAAATTTATTTAAAGAAACTACCCCCTATGACCCAAGAAACCCATACTCTGCAAGCAAAGCAGCGTCTGACTATTTTGTTACTTCTTGGCATAACACATACGGTATACCTTATCTTATTACTAATTGCTCTAACAATTACGGTCCTCATCAACACGTAGAAAAACTAATTCCACTTGTAGTAAGTAATGCACTTCATAATAAGGTAACGTATATGCATGGTAATGGGGAACTTATAAGAGATTGGTTATATGTGTACGATCATTGTGCTGCTATATGGGAATTAGAGGTTCAAGGTATAATGAATGATCATTTTAATATTGGTGGTGATAATGAAAAGAGAAACATTGATGTAACTAAAATGATATTAGACATGATGAATAAACCACACGATCTGATTGATTTCAATGAGGGAAGACCTGGTGTTGACAAAAGATACGGTATGGATCATAGTAAGATAACAAATAAAACTGGGTGGAGACCATTCACTGATTTTGATATTGGACTCCGTGCAACAGTCACACATTACATTGAACAATTGACATGATTTCATTATACGGATGTGGTTTCGTAGGCAGAAACTTCAAAGAGATGTACAATGATGAAGTAGAAGTACAAGAGAGAGATGAAAGAGTTCCTCTTCATGATGATATCTTGTATATGATTTCAACAATTCACAATTACCATGTCCATGATAACATCACTAGAGATGTCGATACTAATCTACGAGTCTTGTGTGAAACCCTTGACTACTGCAGATCGAAAGATATTACATTCAACTTTGTATCATCTTGGTTTGTCTATGGAAAGGGAGGAACTGTTCCAGCAACAGAAGTATCGGTATGCAACCCAACAGGATTTTATTCTATTACCAAAAAATGTGCGGAAGATCTTATCATATCTTTCGCACAAACTACAGGGATGAAATATAGAATACTTAGACTATGTAATGTTATGGGTGATGGTGACACAAAAGCAAGTAAAAAAAAGAATGCTATTCAGTGGATGGTCAACGAGTTGAAAGCAGACAGAGATATAAAAGTATATGATAATGGATCACATTGTCGTGACATCATGCATGTTGATGATGTGTGTAGAGCAATCAAACTTGTGATCGATAAAGGTGAGATAAATGAGATCTATAATATAGGATCAGGTGAACCAACAAGAGTCAGTGAAATAGTTGAACTTGCTAAACATTTTACTAGATCTCGTGGTAAAATAATAAGTATAGACCCACCAGAGTTTCACAATAACGTACAGACACAACACTTCTGGTTAGACACTACTAAATTGAAGAGACTGGGTTTTGCACAACACATCACAAACGAATTTATTGTCAAGGATTTATGTATAGTCTGAGCGAACAAGTTGATAACTTTGTATTTCATCTTGAGAAGGAGGGATATAAATTATTTCCATATCTCCCTAATCAAAATTGGAAAGAGGGTGATCCAATATATTACTCAGGTCCTTACTGGGACAATCAAGAACCCACTGCTGCTATCACAGCATTATTATCTGGCAAATGGTTACCTGCAGGTGAAAATGTAAACAAATTTGAGAGAGCATTCTCAAAACAATTTGAGTTCAATCACTCTGTCATGGTCAATAGTGGTTCATCTGCTAACCTTGTGATGATAGCAGCATTGAAAAAATATTTTGATTGGAAAGATGGAGATGAAATAATCGTATGTGCATGTGGTTTCCCTACCACAATCAATCCCATAATACAAGCAGGTTTGAAACCTGTCTTTGTTGATATAAATGAGGATGATTTAAATTGGGATCTTGAACAAGTAGAAGCAAAGATTACAGATAGAACTGTTGCTGCTTTCTCATCACCTGTCCTTGGTAATCCCTACGACTTTGATAAGTTCCTCGACATTATTGATAGGAATGGGTTGAAGTATATCGCTGACAACTGTGACTCCCTCGGTAGCAAGTGGAGAGGTGAGTTGCTTACTAAACATGCCATCGCAGCGTCTTGTTCT